CTAAGTTTCTCTTGACCTTGAACATCTCTACTGAGGGGTGTTCTCTCTCCTCTACCAGAATGGTAACTCCATGAGCGCCTATTCTCAAACTCCTTACCGGGAGCAGGCTTTTGAGGCATCATACTATGCATCCTCTCTCGCCAGATGTTATATTGCTCTGGAGGCATTTGCCCTCTTGATAATCTACTGTCTTCTTCCTCTTGGGCTTCTGATTCAGCAGCCTCCATGCTTGCATTACGATTCATCATCTCGTCAATATCGTAATTATCTGCCAATTCGTTAATCTCTTGACCAAAGTTTTTCATTCTTGCTGGCCCTATACCTCGCATTGACATGTCTATTTGCTTAGGCAAACTTCCACGTCTCTGCACTCTCGCATAGCCACCCTCATCCATCTGCTGTTCTGGGAGTCCTTTCAAGACACTCCACGCTAAGTCAAACTCATTCATAGCCTCGCCCCCTCATTACGGCTTCCGAGGTTATATTCCATAGGCCTTTCGCAACCACCACAAGTGGCTCGCCATAAGAAATGAAGCATACCGCAGTGTGCACAACGTGTGCCTGCACCAATATCGAGTATGTCTGCGATATCAGAAGTTCTTGCTCTCTGCTTCTTAGTGATGCCCTTTAGTGGGGCATCGGTATTGATTTTCTGGTTGTCGTATTTAATGTCTGCACGAACATTTTGCTTGGCTGCTCTGCTGATGTCGTCAATATCAAGTGTTTGTAACTCGAACTTGGACATCCACAAACACCACCTTCATGCATAGTATGTGAGAACAAGAAACACATTTCCAAGAATAATAATTGGCTCAGATGACACTAATGATGACGTAGACGCTGCATCAGTAATCGTAGTATATCCTGCCGCCAATGCTGTTTCTGCCCTAGCCTCATTGGAAAAATCCTTCGGGGCTATCGGGCCGATAACTGCAAACTTTAGTGTTAGATTAGCCATATAGGTCACCGCCTGTTTCAGCGCTTACCCAATGCCCACCACTTACCAGTGTTGCTGGCTACGCAATCTATTGTGAGGGAGCCGGGTGCTGCGTCTGTGACGATGGCAAATGCCCCATCTACGCCTCCACCTGTGACGTCACCGAAAGTGTCGCCTATTACTCCGCAAGCGAGTATCTCTGATAGGCCAGTTACTATTGTGCCTGTTGCTACACTCGCTGCGTTCCAATCTCCAGTAACCATCATTAGGTCACCCATTACGTGTGTTCTTGTGTCTGTTGTGCTACTAAATGCCATTTTTCATCACTCCATTTCCGTTTCGTCTTCTGCTACTGCTTCTTCCACCACTGCTTCTTCCACTACTGCTTCTTCCACTACTGCTTCTTCCACTACTGGTTCTTCGGCTTCAGGTTCCGCCTCGACTACTGGCTCTTCGACAGGGGCCGGACTTAAAGCCTCTTCCACTAAAGAGAGAAGAGAACTCTTGGTCTTGTAACCACCGCTAATTGGTATTCCGTTATTGTCGAGCCAAGCCATAATGTCGGCTTTTCTCCATTCGCTGTCTGGAATGCCATCATTGCCCGCATCTGAATGCGGTGCTTCGTCGCCCTCAATGATATAATCGTCCTTGAGTAACCAATGCCTGTTGTCATCCAACCAAGATTGGGAGACGGTTCTTCTGCTTCCGCGAATCCATTCGCCTATGGATGGGTCGCGTCCAGCACGAGAATACCACTTGCCTGCATATGTTACGGTAGGCATTCACCCACCTCAGTTGTAAAATACCACAAGTTGCCCACTGGTTACAGTTCCAGTTGTAGGTAGTGTGACTACCAGACCGCTAATTGTAGCACCGAGTGTCTGCGCATTCGCGCTTGTGCCGCCAGTTGCTATTGCTGTAAGAACAGAGGTTGCTCCGCCACTTAGTGTGACAGTGGCTCCATTAGTTGTTGAACCAAGTGTAATCAATGCCATCTTGGGGGCCGGGTCGTATCCGGTCGCTCCATCGGAGTTTGATGGATGGAAAGTGCCCGGACCTCCGCCCGGATAACTTACATCTGCTGCTCCGTCAAGCCATTCTGTTGTGTCGTGAGAGCCCGCTCTGAGTTCCCATGCCCCTACAAGGGTTGCCGTTGTGCTACTGCCTGTTACTGTTAATGTATCTGCCATTTTTCTTCATCTCCTGTATATATTCCTGCCTTCTGGCCTCACTTCAAGTCCCTCAGACTTCCTTGTGACCCAAAGAAAGTGGTCCAAATCTCGCCCATTGTTCGGTAGAGTCCTTCTTGACCCAGCCTGTTGATGGCGAAGGGGTCGCCGGTCTCAATTCCCGACTCGAAGTATTGGGTCGGTATTGCTGTGCTAAAGTGCAGGTAATCTGTATCTAAGAAGTAAACGCGACTGATAGAATCCGTCAGCATGTTCTTGGTTGGGATAATTGGGACTCCGTTGTAGGTAGCCACGATAAATCCGGCTTCCATTCCCGGAACACCCTTTACACCGTTGTAGGTGGGGGTGACTCTCTTCTCTTCCATGAACCTCTGCTGGCTCTGCAATAGTTGCTGCAGGCGCATTAGTGTGTCATATCCGGTTAGCATAACCTTGGGGTTACCACCACGGACCCAGAGTTTCTGGAACATCTCGTCAATCAAGTCGAGAGAAAGAACTCTGTCAGTTGAGACATTGCTCACTGCGTTGTTGCTCATCTCAGCGTTCGACCATGAGTTTGCACTCCTGTCGATACTGTATATGTCGAGGTCAGAGTCAGCGCTTAGATTGTCGTGACCATTAACCAGACCAGTTGTGGTAGTTGCGTTGTTGCTGTATGCTGCTGTAACTCGGTCCAAGGACTCGAAGTTGTTAGCAGCAGGTGTGTCGACATCGGTACAAAGCATCTTGTTCACCATCTCAGCGTGATGTTTGCCCATTTCTTCCTTCATGACCGAGCGGATATCTCCGAGGCCATCATCCTTGTCAGCGAGGAAAATCGCTGTCTCGGACATATCAAAGGTGTGTGCGATAGTCTTAGGCTTTGCAGCAACGTGCTGGAAAGTCGGCTTGACTGTCTCAGGTAGTGTTGCGTTCTCTGCAACTCCACCGTGTAGAGTGCCCGAATTGGGGCGACCAGTGATTACGCGCCATCCACTTCGGTCCCAAGGCTTCTTGGGTAGAATACTGAAAGCGTTGAACTCTTGGTTCAGTTGCGACCAGACTTTGCGTCCATAAATTGCTTGGTAAGTTCCACCAGTGGTAGACAGCATTGGGCTGTCTGCCTTGAGTAGTTCACTACCGGAGTAAGAATACCCCATTGCGTTCCCTGCGCCATAGTAATAGCGCTCCATGTCAGTTATTGTTCGTACGTAGTTTCGTGCCATTTTTCTTCATCTCCTATTTTGTATTGTGGATTCTCACTCCGGGCTCAATGTCTTATCGGCCAGTTGATGAACCTCGTCCCAAGACATTAGTGCCAAATCCTCAGTCGAAGGAACCACTATTCCAGTGGCGCTCTCGGACTTCTTGAAATCTTCTCCTGCTTCTGCTGATGTAGTAAGTCCGTCAATGCGCTCTCCAAGTGCCTCGATGGACTTCTGAATAGCCTCAAGTGGGCTGCGTGCATCGAATGCTGCTGCCTCTGCCTTGGCAATCTCGGACTGCCTCTCGTGCGTGTAGCGTGTAGAGAACTGCTCTTCGAGGCTTCCACGTAGTTCGTTCTCAAGGGCTGCAGCCTTGTAAACTTCGTAAGCGGCCTCAATGTCTGAGTCCGTTAGTGAACGAGGGTCGATGAAGTCAGACTTCGCAACCTTGCCACTACCAGTAGTCTTACCGAGTGCGTTAGTTGAAGGCTTGCCACCTTCCTGCACGCGTCCCTTAACCTGTCCAGTTCGCTGGAGGTCGTTAGAGGCCATCTCTTCTGGAGTGGAACCGAGGTTAGCCTTTTCCAGACCATCAAAGTGTGCGCGTGCGGCTCCTGTGTCCACACCGCCACTCTTCAGAGTGTCTTCCATCCAATTCAAGTAATCGGATGTAATGACATCTGAGAACTCATTGGATTTCTCCACTGGCTCCTCAGTTATCTCCGCCGCCTCTTTCTTCTTGTCGTCCTTCTTGTCGTCATCGTCCTTCTTGTCTTCAAGGAAAGCAGGCTTCTCGCCCTTTTCCATACCGTCCAAACGTGATTCCAAGCGCGTTAGAACGTCGCCCAGTTGCTTTGTCATATCGTTTTCGTCGTTTTCTGTTGTCATATTGTTCACTTCCGTATCTTCTTTTAGAATGCTGAATGTTGCTTCGGGGTTGATGCCTTTTTCACAAATCGTTATTTCATGAAGTTCCAGTTTGCTTATTTCTTGGTAGTCGCCTCTTTTTGGGTCTGATTTTCTAACCCTTTTGAACGCTTGACCACCGATACTGAATCCTCTGAGAACGCCTTTTCTAATCTCTGCTGAGACTTCCTTGGCCTTCTCGATGTCGTTACGGAGTTGTACTACTACAAACATCCCGACATCATCGACTTCGCTTTTCCACAACCTCCCTTCATTATCTGTGTAACTTGGTACTACGTCGCCTACTTGTATATTGGAGTGCGCTAATTGAACGTTTCTGTAAGATGGGTTTTCCATGAACTTACGAAATGCGTCCTTTAATGCCTCCTTTGTTATTACGTCGCCTTGCTTGTCTACAACTTCCACGCTTGCGTAGCCAGCGACAATGAGGTCGTTGCCACCCTTGAGGATGGCGATTGACTCATCGTCATGTCTGAACAGTTGTTTACTACCGAGCACACTAACCATCTCACGTATTGCTTTACTACTTCAATGCTCCGCGACTAATCCTCAAGGCTTCTTTCCTCTAAATCGATAGACTGCGCGGCATTTTTCTTCGCTTTCCTCCGTCTACCGGGATAGTCCTCTGGTTTCTCCATGTCCTCTGTAGGCCGCTTTCTCATATCCCAATCCGGTAAAGACTCTTCACTATCCAACTTCGTAGGGCCGCGTGGACTCTCAGTTCCATCGCCCACATCGTATCCAAAACCTCTTCCAGCCAAATTGCTGAATCCCTTCTCCATCGCATCTATTGCGCGTTCTATGAGAATGAGCGTTTTGTAAACGTCGTTTGGCTTCATTATCAGATTCTTATCTTTCTTTGGTTTGAGTATACCAGCACTCTCTTCCTCTATCCTCTCCTCATCTATCTCAGGCTCTAT